TGGAGGCGTCCAGCGAGACCAAATCGTGTCATCATGCCGCGCCACCATCCCATCCATCGCGGCGTGAGTCGGGCGGGTCCTGGAGTCGTTGATGGCATCGTAGAGATACCACGGATGACTCTCGACGTTCCGCTTTTGCTGCTCGCAGCGCCCGCGGCCGTAATGGCCTTGGATGTTGGTGCGGAAGATGTTCTCGACCCGATGCGCGGGCAGATCGAGCTTGACCATGCCGGTCGGATCGGTGGCGACCTTTTTCCAGGCGCCGAAGCTGTCGCCCCGCTCGAGCGCACCGTTCAGGCTATCCAGGACCGCCTGGAGCTGGTCGAGCTTGGCCATCCCGGCCGCCGAGAAGGCCATCGAGCGCGCGAGCCCCTGGAGCTCGCCATAGTAGACATCCGGCAGCACCACCTGCCGCGCGCGGGCCCAGGCGATTGCCTCGAGGAACGGCAGCGGGGCGAATTCGAGCGCCATCACTCCGGCTCCGGCAACGCGCCAATCCGCCGCTCGGCGGTGACATAGCCGAGCACGTCCGCCGCAAACAGACTGCGCTCCATCAGCTCGCGGAATGCCGCGGCATCCTGACCCGCATAAAGCCCAGCCAGTCGCTCAGCGAGATCGCTCGGACTCTCAGACGCGCGGATCGTCCGGGCGATAAGCTCAGCCGGGATCGGGCTCTCAGCCTGCCCGAGCGCACGGTCGATCAGACCCTCGACCAGCTCCTGGTCGGCGGTGAAGCGCTGGCCATTGGCCGCCAGGAAGTGATCGGCTGGCTGTGCGCTGGCTGACACGCGCGCGGGTCCTGGCACTGCCGGCACCGCCGCAGTGGGGATCGTGAAATGCTCCTCGGTCAGATCGTAGGCATCGAGGATGTATTGCTCGGTGAAGCGCACGATCCCCGCTTCGGCGAGCTTTTTGTCCCGCTCGGCTCGATCGAGCTCTAGGCCGATGTCATCTTGCATGACGAACCCCGGTGGCTCGCCGGGGAACCGATTCAGCGTCCAGAGCGCATTGACCACCCGCTGAACCGTGCCCGTCACCATCCTGATGTCCGCCCGTCGCTTGTCGTCGCGGACCTCATTGTGCACCTTCGCTGCCGCATAGCTGCCAGCATCGCCAACCTGGCTGGTGAGCGTCTGGCCGAGAATCAAACGTTGGATGCGCGCCAGGAGCGCTTGCTCGACGCGCGAGAACTCGCCCGAGGCGGCTTGCGTGACGGCGGCGATGTCGCCCACCCCATCGACCACGGGGACCGCCACCACGCTGTTGTAGCCTTGGGCCTGGAGCGCCGTGACGAACTGTTGCGCCGCGGCCGGATCATGCGCGGCGATCTTGCCGAGCAGCAAGGGCTCAGCGAATCGCTCGACAAAATTGATCCAAAACCTCCAGCCGTTGTGACGGAAGAACCACGGCCAGTATGCGCGACTGAGCAGGGCTTCACCGAACGGGTTGCGGTATGACGGGTTGCGCCGGGTCAGCATGAACTTCAGCTCGGTGTCGACCGCGTGCGGGGTGCCACCATCGGGCGGGGTGTAGATCAGCGCGCCATCGTGCCGGGGCTCGAACCACTCGAGCGGGACCTCGGTGATGTGATCCAGCCCGATGCGAGGGCCCTCCTGCCGATAGATCACCTCCTGGACCGCATACCCATAGGGCACTGCCGACCACGCGCCACGCAGCAGGGATTCCATGTGATCGGTGAGCGTGTTCGACAGCCATTCAGCCGGCTCGCCCTCGAACGGCTCCAGGCGCCAGGGGGTGGCAATGACCGCCTCGCGCCGGGTCTCGAGAGTGGCCGTGATCTCGTCATCGGTCTCGAGCTTGCGCAGCTCGTGACGCCCCATGCCAAGTTGTTTGAGCACCAGATCCGGGTCTGGCAGACGACTCAGGATCCCAATGACGGTCTCGACTGCATAGGGCTGAAACAGCATGGACGCACCCGGCGTGGGCGCGGTGGGCGACGTAGCGCGGGGACGTTTGGCCATCACGGCTTCTCCTGGACTCGGATGCGTTGGATCTGTCGCGCGGTGAGCCCGTAGCGGCGCGCGATCTCGACCGTGGCCAGCCCACGGCGCAGGTCATAGAGGATCGCCGCCCGGCGCCGGGCACACTCCACGACAGAGCGGCTGGGCAGGTGCAGGCGCTGGCCGGCGAACGCATCGCACAGGCGCGCGGCGGGGCCATGGCCGACCGCCAGGACCAAGGGCGATCCGCTCAGCGGGACCTCGGGCACGTAGACTGGAGCCCCACCGAGGCGCTCGGTCAAGGTCATGGCGTTGGCCTCGCCGATCAGGGCGGCGACGGCCTGGAATGCTGGGGTCATGCAACGGCCCTCCGAATGGACGCCACGGGCATGGGTGGCGCATCACTGTAGCTGAGCGCCGCGAAGGCATAGCCCGCAGCGTCCACGGCGTCATCATGCTGACCCTCGGGGAACGCCAGCAGCTCCTCGCGCGCCCAGGCAGGGACGCGCGCGGGGTCGAGGCGAACCTGGTGTTGCTCGAAGCGGGTGAGCAGTGGCATGAAGCGGGTCACCTTGTCGCGATCGGGGCGGACGCCCCGCACTGGGAGTCTTGTTGTGCGGGTCAGCTCTTGGACGACCGCGGCCTGATACTGCGTCTGCTCGACCGCGATCACCGAGGGTGACCAGCGCGCGGCAGCGGCCTTGATGCGCTCCAGCACGGCATGGAACCCACAGCGATGCCGCTCGACCTCGCGGACGTAGACCAGTCCCGAGCGTGAATCCCGGCTCATGGCGACGATCGCCGTCCAGTCCGCACCCTCTCGCTCGCTGATCGCCAGGTCCACCCCGAGCACCACGGGCAGGTCCAGGGGCGCGGTGGACTCGAGCAGCATCTCGGGTTTGATGAGTCCCGCGCCGAAGGTCACGAACTCGGCCAGGACCTCCTGGGCGAAGACCAGGGCTGGCATGGTGGCCCGCTGCTCTTCCATCCACCCGGCTGGCAGGTATGGATTGTCAAGGCTGGGGGCATGGTGACTGATCCAGTCCGGCTCATGGCGCGGGTCGGCAGGGTCGCCCTTGGCACACAGCTCGGAGAAGTAGTTCATGCCCATAGGGGTCGAGATAAACCAGGCGTCCCCATCCAGGTCGGCCAGGGTCCAGAGGATCGTCTGCTCCCACGCGGTTTGCAGGTGGCGCGCGTGAGCCGCCTCGTCGATCACGACCCGCGCGTAGTGGTTGCCGCGCCCGCACTTCATCGGGCTTTCGAGCGTCCAAAAGTCGATCCGGCCCCGGTTGCTGAACTCGATCACGGGTCGCGGCTGACTGGTCGCCTTGCGGATGACCGGCGCGTATTGGTTGACGATCTCCAAGAATACCCGGCTGAAGTAGGCATCGGTCGGAGCATACCAGGCACACGGTAGCCCGTGGCGTCCGCGCCCATCGATCCCGGCCAGCGCGCCACCTGGGCGGTTGATCAGGACCTCAGTCAACAGGTAGGTCTTGCCCCACCTCCGCCCCATTCGCGCGACATTGCGCTTGCGTGCACCGGCCAGCAATCGACGCTGGCCAGTGTGCGGGGTGAAGTCGGGGAGGGTGAGGCTAGGCATCGGGCGCCCTGACCGGATCGCGCCCTGTATGCTGGTGCCAGCGCTCCAACGCGACCGCGACGTAGGCCGGGCTGATCTCGATGGCTCTGACCTTTCGGCCCAGGTTTTCGCCCGCAATGATCGTGGTGCCGGAGCCGGAGAAGGGTTCGTAGACGGTGCCGGGCCATGCTGCGATAATTTCAGCAGGCAAATCGACAGGAAACTGCGCAGGATGGCCATCTGAACCTATCTGTCTTTGAACTCTAATAACAGAGTCAGAAACCTTTAACGGTTGCACATCAGCGGCAGGAGTAGTAAACCGTTGCGTTTTACCGTCCTTTTTTCGCATTGTTGTTCCGCATTTCCCGCCTTTTGTCTCTTTCGTTTTAGTTGCGCTAACTGCATCTTTATTAAAATGAAACACAAATTCAAATGACGGCGCAAAACGCCCATTCCAATCGCCAGGTAACCCAGAGCCTTGATCCCACACATACCACCCAAACCGCCGCCAGCCTTGCGCGCGCATCCACTCAATCCAGCCCTCCCAATATGGCAGCCATTCACCATCACGATGGATCAGCCCGAGATTGACCAGCACCTGCCCGGCTTCGGCCATCGGTAGGTTGCCAAAGACGCCGCGCATCAGCGCATCCCAATCGGATATCTGCGCTGTCGCGCCGTCGCGATAGTCGCGCTGCTGTCCGTAGGGCGGTGAGGTAAAGCACAGTTCC